GAGAATTTCACGGAATTTTGACCGGGCCTCATACGGGATTTCTCCGCGAACGGCATCCAGCCCGCCTTTGTCGTCAACCGAAATCCATTTCTTCACTTTCATCATCTGGAGCGGGTCGACCGGCCGCATGATTGGCTGACCGTCTTCGTCCTTCAGCTGCCTGCCGTCCTTATCAAATACGGGCGCCGCCTTTTCCCCGGCGTAATTCTTGATAACCCAGATGATTTCCTGCAGGTCGTCGATGTCGTTGGCGAAGCCTGACATCAGCTTGTCAAGCGCATCGACGATGTCTTTGTACATGATGAGGTCCGGCAGTGCCTTGGCGTTGTTGCGGAACTCGATGAACGGAATCCGACCGTAGCTGTGCGGCTGGATGTTCCAGGAACCGTCCGGCAGCGTATCGTAGGCAATGGCCGGCTTCGGACCGGCGCCCGCCGCCTCCGGGCGGATGAGGTAGGCGACCTGCGTGTCGCTCCACAGCTCGTACCGCGTCACCGGGCGGCCGGCGGCATCATTGAACCCGTACACCCGAAGCAGGTATTTCAACCGCTTTTTCACGGTCGAGCGGTCGTAAATCGGGACGACCGTCATCGGGTTCAGGTACCAGTAATCGAATCTCCCGGTTTCGTTGTCCTTCCAATATTCCAGCCACGCCCGGCCGGTGTTCGAGGCGTCGAGGCCAAGCTGCCGAATCACCTTCGGCCACTGCGTGCCGACCGTATCGTTGACCTGTTTCAGGAGCGCCTCGTCGCCCTTGCCGATATCGTCGGAAGCAATGTCAAACGACGGAGGCACGGAAAACAGATACCCGATTTTCTGGTCCACAACGACGCGGTGCCGGTTCATGGAAATCCGGTTGTCGGCGCTGCGCAGCGGGTTGGAGCCTTTGAGCTTCAGGAACCGGTTGACCTCGTCGATTGCCGCGGCGCCGGACCGTTTGATGCTGTCCCGGTTGTCGTAGTAATCGAAGCCCTGCTGCGCCTGCTCGCTGAATTTCGCGTAGTCACAGCCGTCATTGTAGAGATAATTCTGGATGACCCGCCGCACCTGCGCCAGATTCCGGAAATCTATGTCCGTGTTCAAAGCCTCACCACCCTCCTATCGTCGTGCCGCCGCGGTGCATTTCATCTTCCAATGCATAGCGGACGCTGTCTATGCAGTTATGGACAATCAGGCCTCCGTTTACCGCAAAATTATGGTAGCCGTCAACCTCCATGTTGTAAACATTTGCCTTGCCTATTGGCCTGACGGATATAACGCCAACTGTATTTGTCCCTGCAACTCGCAGAGCAGGTGACGGATTTTGTGTATTTGTTCGTTGTGAATTGTTTTCCACAGATGATGCACGTCCTCGTTTCATCGTCAACACCTGACTTTCTGCGGTATGCAGACCTGCAGGCGTTCGAGCAAAATTTGTTCTCGCCGAGCGGCTTTTTAAAGAAATGCTTCCCGCAGTTCTGGCATACATACTCTCGCTTTTCCATGTGTGCCGCAGATTCTTTCGCGTGTTCCGAATGCCATTCGCGACCGGCTTTAGAATGATGCCACGTTTTTGACTTTGGTGCTGCGTGTTGCACCAAATTCTTTACAATCTCTTCATGATGGTAGAGATCGTGCTCTTTTCCATGCAAATAAGCATGAACCCTGCCCGGAAGAAGGGCAAGGTTCATAATTTCGTTATTTGATTTGTCCTCGTCAATATGGTGTATATGGAAGCCTTCCGGGATTTTTCCTTTGTGGTATTCCCATACGGCCCGGTGGAGCCGTTCACGGCGAGCAGAATTGAGATAATAGCCAGTGTGTTTATCCCTGCGATATTTATGCCCGTTGAATATCGCAAGATCTCCGTTTTCAAAATACTGAACTTCCACCTCACACCTCAACAATTCTGTCGTCAGGGCACAAATCAATAAGCTTCTTCCACCCCTCGGCCGTCAAAATCAAATGATCTGCCGTGGCCCTGACTGTTCGCCCGTCGGAGAGTGTAACCTCGTATATTTCCGCTTTTTGTCGCGTCATGCGAACGTCATGGAAAGCGGATATGGTGCGTCGTTGCTTCTGCTCGTCGTAGCAGTAAACCCGGCCACTCTTCCCGACAAGTTCGTCAATCCGGAAGTTGCCGTTCAGCGTGTTTACTATCATGTCACCAGTTAGGCAGTGGTTGTCCCTGTCCGGATACCCGGCCTTGAAGTTTCCGTTCGCGTCCCGGTCCAGCTCATAGCCGTAAAACTCGCGCCAGGCGTTCGGACAGCGGTCCGGGTCGATGATGATTTCTTCCATCTCTTCCGAAAGCCATTTGACGCCGTAATCCACGCTGTCCGGGCCCTTGCGGGCGCCGCGGATATGGATTCCGGCCGCCCGGTAATCCGCAATGCTCTTCGGCTCGGCGCTATCTGCGACAACCTCCTGATTCAGCGGATTATGCAGTCGCACCAGCCGTGCGGATGCCGCGTTGCTGAGCCGAACCTGATAGATTTCATCGAAAATGTAGAGCCGCCGGCGTGTCTTATCGTACTGACATGCCACATAGGCGAACGGGTCGGACGCATAGCCCCAGTCGAGGCCGCGCCGAATGCGGTCGAAGCGCCGGATTTCCTCGTCGGTGATGGTCCGGTGCGTGAGGTTCGTAAAGACCTCCGCACCGGTCCCGGTGACCTCGCCCAGGTATTCGTGCCGGTATGCTTCCGGTTTGACCGCTTCGAGGTGCTCAGCGTCCGCGATGAACTGTTCGCCGAGCCACGCCCGCGGCACGGTCAGGTAGTCGCTGTGATGCTCCAGCAGATCCGGGCTTGAGAACTCGACCGGGTCGTTAACCCAGTTCCTTTGCGACTTCGGCGGGTTATAGGTGTAGAAAACGACAAACCGTTTCCCGCCGCGCACCACAGACTGCTGAATGCTGCGGAGCTTCTCGCTGCCCTCGAATTCGTCGAGTTCTTCAAACCAGAGGTACTTGATGTACCCCCGGGCGACTTTGATGGACTTGGATTTTTTGACTTTGTCGGCCCCGCGGAACAGGACCATCTGCCCCGTTGGAAGATAGGTCAGGCGCAGCGGAGAAATGGTGCTTTTCCACAACCCCGCTACGCCCAGTTTGTCGATTGCCCACAGCAGCTGTTCATAGACGCTGTCATGCAGCGTATTCGCGTATCGCCGAAAGGCAACCGCGTTTGTACGCCTGCCGGCCGCCGCGTCCCGCATCATCCCGAGGATGATTTCCACGCCGGCAAATGAAGATTTTGTACTGCCACGGCCGCCGCCGAGCTTGTAGTATGTGTGCCGGCCGGCCAGAATGTCCCGATGGACCGGATAGAATGCCGGCGCAATGGCATCAGTCAGGCGGACTGTCGGCTTTTGGTATGTCGTCAACAATTGTCACCCCGACATCTCCATCCAAATGCAGGTTGTCCGTGAACATCCCGAGGTGCCTCCCCAGCAGTTCCAGCGCCTTGAGCTTATCGTGCATCCGGACCTCGCGTTCAACGCCGTCGCCATCCTTGGTCGGTATGGTCTTGACCCGCACGGAAGCGACGGCGGCGGTGTCGTCCCGGGCGGCGGTGCCCTTGATGGTCGCGTCATCGTAGTTGACCACGTCCTGCGAGTTGGCGAAGGCGACGCGGGCAAGCTCCCGGACGACGCGGTCGGCGGTGACGCCGGTGCGCCGGGACTGGGCGGCGATGGCCTTGTCGACGCGCGCGCGGATTTCAGGTTTCTTCAGGAGCTCATTTCCGATGCTTCCGGCGGTCGCCGGACTGTACCCGGCCCGGATTGCCGCCTGCGTCGCGTTCAGGTCGACGAGGTATTCCTCGCAGAAACGTTTCTGTTTGTTCGTCACCGTTATCACCTCCCGAAAATGAGTATGAAAAAGGACGCCTGAAAGGGGCGCCCGGCAAAGCGCACCGCTTCGGCAATGCGCTTGGATATTTGTCCCGCGCTGGGCCACATCGTCGAAGTCGAGAGGTGCGGCGGGTCTCATTGTTGCGGCCTGCCGGAATTGCACCGACGGTACTGGTGGCCGCATATCAAAGCGCCGCCTGAGCTACCGGGCGGCGCTGAAGGAAAGGAGGTTAAAAGCCAGAGCCTTTGTAATCAATTTCCGCAAGGTGTTGTACAGCTACACTTTGCATCGTACTAATTGTACCCCCTTGACAACGGACATACCGGACATTTCAGACTTTTTCTAAAAATCTTTTTGCGCGCTTTCTGACCGCATCTTCCGAGTAGTCCCGCCCGGAACTTTCCGACAAATTTGCCGCAACGTCCCGCCATGACCGGCCGTCCATGTAGTATCCGCGCAGGATAACCCGGTCGATTGGATTCGATACCGTCTCAAGGAAATCCTCTGCGGCATTTTTCTCGCGGTACAGCTGAATCAGCATGTCGTGATATTTCTTCACCAGCTGCTGCGTTTCCCGCTGAATCTCCGCATCCTGAACATTTCCGCGAATCGGAATCGGTCTGTTTTCGTACGGTTCGTGCGCCGGCGATGCCAGCACGCTGTCCGAAGCAAAATGCGCCGGAGCGTCGGACAATTTACTGATTTCCTGCATAATCTGGATAATTTCCGCCTTCAGCGCGGCGTACTGTACCAGGCAATCCTTGCGGTTCATGCTTTACCACGCTCCCATTGCAGATTTATATGGTTCTGCCTGCGGAGAGGCCCCAACGATTCCTGCACAGGCTTTGACGATGCTTCCGCTAAGTATGTAATTCATCTTCCCAATCCCCTCAACTTTCTCCTGCGGCCGTATACTGAGGCCGGCGTCCTGCCGAGTATTTCAGCCGTTTTTCTGATGCTTTTGGATTTTAGGATAGCCTTGTCTTCTCCCAAGGTGTACTTTCGCTTGTCTTTAAGCAAGGCAGCATCCCTCTGCTTTTGCTTGTATTGATCTATGCCCGCATCTACTTTGGCTTTAAGTTGGGAATAGTTCCATTCTCGTCCCGTCCAGTACATGTTGCAGAGGAGATGAATCAGTGCTTTTTCTTCAATGCTTTTCAACCGAATCACGCTCCAGCACAGAAATTAACTTTTCGATGTACCATTCCGCTTTTTTCAGGTCTTCCGCATAGCCTTTACGGGGCCAACGCCAGAGGTACTTAATTGCATTTGCCGTACAGACGGCTTCAATCCCAGAGAGCCCAGTAACTGCGGATTCTATGGCGTCGATACACTCTATCTGTCCGGCGTTGTAATGGGGTGGGCGGTTCACAGTATCATCCATCGGATTCGCCTCCATCTTCGCCGGTATAAAATGGGCAGTCGCAGGTAGCAGCTCCATTGTCGCACTTCTCGCAACAATCTTTCCCGTCTAAACATTCATTCGACTGAAATAGGTCGCACCCAGGACAAATACAGGCTTTGCATTGATTGTTAAATTCGCTGAATGGCATCATTTTTCACCGTCCTTTTCGATAGAGATAACTTCCGGTGCGTCTTCGACAATGTCCAGAATGTCCTGTAGGCCCATTTCCGTATAAATTATGTTCCCCCGCCGTTTGACGTACTGACCAAAAGTTTCAAGCAGCAAGTCCTTATCGATAAGCCGTCTGTTTGCAATTTTGCGAACTTCTACCGGCGTGAACCTCGAGTTTTCATAATCACGGAGTTTGTTATACATTGCAATTTCCTTTTGTTTTTTGCAATTATCCGGATTGAAACATGAATTATATGAATCACAATACATTTCGCAGTATCCCTGGGCATTATCTGTCAGTCTCTCCATTGTTTTATTTCCTCCATCCTGTGACAGCCTACAATCCACTTTGCCGGGATATCGCCCCGGAATATGTACCAGTTCTTGCTTCCGGGCCATCCGCAGATAACGGATTTTGCTTCATCCGGCATGTTTCGCACAAAGTCGGCGGCTCGAATCAGTTTCTTGTGATAGCTTTCAGGAATATTCACGGTCATTCGATAAGCCGTCCGGCTATAGTCAATCAGATGCTGCGTCGCCCAGCTTTGATTTTTCGGGTCCGGGTCTTTCGTCAGCCATTGGCATTTCGGAATGAATTGATAATCCCCGTCGTGAAAATAGGCAAATTGGCCAAGCCTGATTCCTTCGCTCAAAATTCCGTCTTTGCTGAACGTCGCGCAGAAGTGATATAAAATCATTTGATTATCCTCAATTCCAGGTAGGGGTATTTCTCGCGAAACTCCGCCGCTTTGACCTTGAAGACCGCCGTAGACATCCCCTTGACGTCCTCCACCCACACGCTTTTTCCGTCCCACACGATGAAATCCGGCCTGTACCGGATGCCTCCCGCCAACAGGAAAGACGGCTGCCGGTTGAAGCTCTTAATCTGCCCCGCGCGAAGCATCAGCTTTAGTTCTATGTATCTTTTCGCCTCGGCTTTGGAATCGAATGTGATTCCGTCCACCGTGGTTTTCACGGCGTGGTACTTGTTGCGGCTTTTTGCGGACAGGAAGTTCGGAATAAATACGGCGCTCATTTTTCGGCCTCCTTCGTGTCATAGATGCTCTCACGCTCATACTCGTCAATGTCGAAGGTGGGAGAGTGGTTTGACTTATTGCTACCTTTTTCCTGCTTGTCTCTCTGTTCCCATGTCCTGACGCAGGCTTTCCAGTCCTTCATCCTGTTTTTACCGACCATCCAGCCTTTTGAGGAATAGAAATCAACGAAGCGTTCGGGATTTACGTTATTTTTTCTTTCGGTACAGTACGCCCTTACCTCATCCACGGTTGGCGGTATGAACTTTTGAGAGCGGTGCGCCGAAGGCGCCTTTTTCTCTATACTCTCTTTTTCTATATCCTTATCTAACCTATACTTACCTATACTGGGTATACAGTTACTGTGTATACATTCCGAATAGGCTCCGTTTTTTTCAAGCACAAGTTGTGATTTTTCATTCAAGTATTTTGTCTCCTTGTATCTGTCTTTTTGAAGGTAGTTATTAATCCTCCAGTGCTTAATTACGATGACGCCGCTTTCAAATGGAAGCACGAATCTTTTTGCAACCAGAACTTTCAGGTCGTCCTCCGATGCCCCACATTGCCGAATGATGGACTTTGGGCCGTTTACAAATCCATCATCATCCGCAAACATTCCGAGCGTAAAATAAAGGCACCTGGCCGAAAGCGGCATATCCAAGAAAGCATCAGAAAGGACTATCGTTTTCGCAAACATTCTTCGCTCTGCCAATTTATCACCTTCAAACCATTAACCGTGTCTGCATAGATTTTTCGCACTCTGGCTGAAAGCAGTCACCGCAGTAATGGTCCTTTGCCCGACTGCACCATTCTTCCAGCGTCCAGTCGCCATAGGAGCATTCGGATTTGCGCGGACAGCGAAAGCAGGCACATTTTTCGCACTCAGTGTTTGACGCGCTCATGGTTTTTCCTTCCCAAGGTTATAAAATTGTTAATTTTAAGCATTTCCTAATGTTGTCTGCCCTTCTACCTGCGGCCTCTCGTCCTCCCTGCGCCGCTTCCTGCGCACATAAGCATGTACCGGGATAAGTTCACGACTCCCGCCCAAAAGAGCCTTCTCCGCGCCTCTGGTGGCATCTCTGACCGATCTTTCCCGGCTGCGCTCCTGCCTTAACCAGCGTTCAATGAGGTAAGTCTCGCCCTCTGCCGGGCGGAAATAGCCGGAACCGTCGATGTTAAGAATTGTGTAATCTTTCCGTGCCTTTTCGATTTCCCGCCGCATCAGTCGGTCAGGTAGCTCCGTTACTTGGCAGAGCGCCCGACGGGAAATCGCGTTGTCTTTGCCAAAAGGGATAAAATCAATGATGTTCATGCGTCACTCGGCCTTTCGCACCGCTCAAAGTTGATTACCCATACCCACGGATTAGCGTTCCAGCCGTATTTGTCAAAATCCGAATTCCTGATAGTATTATTCCAGATAGCTTGAAACAAAGCTGTTGTGTTGCAGACTCCGGCGCCTTCTTCTGTGCATTCTTCCGGCGTTATATTCTGCAGCCGCTCCGCCTGGACCCTGACCACGCGGAGGAAAATTCGGGCAGATTCTTTTGGCATAAAAATCGACGGCTTCCAGATAACATCATCAGTACCGATTTTGTTGCGCAAAGCGTATTCTTTCGGAATAATGTCATTTTCACCGGTACACTGTGAAATGTATGGCATAGCCGTTCCGTCAGGCTCTTCACCGTAAGCTATCTTTCCAACCGTGAACGTTTCCCGCACATAGAGGATGTCGCCGGGAAGATAAGGCAATTTGCGGCTCTCCGCAAAATCGATGCAGTACCCGTTTCCAATTCTTCCGCACATGAATTCCGCCTTGCCGCCTGAAATATTCATGAGCGTATGTGCTCCTGCGGGCTGCGGCTTAATCACCCGGCGGGTGCTGGTTTTCCTCCCGTCCAGAATCGCCTGCACCATTTCGGTGTTAAAAAGAATCGGCTTCATGGTCTCACGCTCCTTTCAGCCGCCAAACGCGGCATAAATAATCGTCGAGTTTAATTCCGAACAGATGATATTTGCTGAAAAACGTGTCTTTCCCGATGTTGTGAAATTCGGTATGATGGGTGCGGCACAGAGTAAGAACGCGCATCCCTTTGTGAACGATTTTGTGCCGGTTCCGTCCAGCCCCGACCGTGTCTACATGGTGCAGCTCGGCCCTTTTTCCGCATATCGCACATTTTTTATTTGCAAGGCAGCAGTACAGGTACCGTGCGATATCGGGCGACCGATGCAATAGGGAATCCTGCGCTGGAATATCGTTCTGCACGCAAAATTCAATCAAGAATTCAAGGAATTCCCTCGCCGTCGTCATATCGACGTCCGAAAGAGAAAAGTAATGATTATGTCCCGTTTGAGCGATAAAATCATACTTGGCAAGGGCTTTCACCTGCTCCGGAACATATCCGGTATAATCGGCAATGTCGCGCAGCGTCGCATATATTTTTTTGCGCTGGTCAGCACTTATCATCCGACCGTCGTCCAGGCGAATTTCACATTCGGTAATATTTCTTTTTATAAGCAGATAATCATCGTCAAGCGGAGCAATAACCGTCAAAGCCTTACCATCATATCCGGATAGATAGCCTTTCAAATACATTGTTCCGCTCCTCCTACTACGCTAAAGGGTCGTCCCCTTGTATGGATTCATGTTGCATATCAGGTTCTTTGTTTTGCGGTTCTTGAGGCTCCGTAGCTGTCGTTTCAACTTTGTTTTCATCAATCGGAGTTTCGTCTAAGGGCTGGTCGACATCAACTTCCTCGGCACTATAAAGTCCCGCAAAGTCCTCCGGAAATGCTTCGCGGAGAGCCTGCACAAGGGCGACTTTGCGAATCATCGTTGCGGGCTTTTTGCTCCACTGAGAATTTACTTCTCCATCTTTTTTTAGGCCGATGTATTCATCCAAAGAAACTGAAATCTCAGTTGGCACCTCATAGCCTTTTATATAAACTTTAGCCCATCCACCGACGAGAGTTTCGTCTTTCAATACCAAAGCTCCGATGCGGTTTTCAAGCGTGCCATCCTTCTTCTGGACGACAACTCCTGCCTGCTGCCCGGCATAGTCCTTGTTGCGGCGGGCGCGCTTCGTAAACACTTCTTTTCCGGTAACGATGGTAGCCGGGGAGTTTCCGTACTTAATGAGGTAAGCCTCCCGGAGGAAGGGATTAAGATGCTGGAACCTGCAGAGGTTCAGAAACATAACAACCTCTTGGTCGCTTACATTTCCGCTTCCACTGACAAGATAATTTCGGATGATGTTTGGAGACAGCTTTACCTTTTCTCCGTTGACCTCATATTCTACAGTTTTGTTTTCCTGCGCCTTTGCTAAACGATTCTGTACCATCACAAATCCTCCTTTTTTGCCCATCTGTATTTGATTCCGTATTTTACACACAGGTCGTGCATCTCATGCCTGAAATCAGCTGTTGTGTCCAGAAATGTTACGCTGATTGTTTTCGGCTGCTGAATTGGCGGGAGCTGCTCGGGCTCCGGAATATAAGCGCCAGCCTGGGTTTCGGGATTTCCGCCAAAAACAACATGGTCTCCGGGTTTAGCCTCGCTGAAATCATTTTCCCCGTCAACAACAATGGTGTTATGGGGATTATGAGCTTTTCTCTGGCTTTCCTCGTATTCTTTCAACCGTCTCTTTTGCTGCTCCCAGCGCGTCTTCTCCGCCATTGCAGCGCTAAAATCCAGTGCTTCTAGATACTTGTCGAGCATCTGCTGTTCGCAGTCAACGCCGAACGCTTTAATGATGTTGATGTTGTTTCGGACTTTGAAAATGGCATTTTGAATCTCTTTTTCAATGTCAGAGAGTTTGTAGGAAACGTTCAACCAGCGCGGATCCCAAATCTTTTCGAGTGGCAAGAGCTCCGAAAGGCTTCCCACGGTTTTATTGAAAAAGTCTTCAATCTGTTGCTTTTTTGCTTCTTTTTTCTGACCGTCGAAATTTTTGACCTGCCCGTCAATAGACTGGATCGCCTCGTCAATCATGCCGACAAGCTCCGATTCCTTGCTGTTGAAGTCCTCATAGGGCCGCAGGCAGTCGCGCTTGACCTCTTTACGGGCTTCCTCAAAGGCCGTGCGGAGCTTGTTCAGGGTGGCCTTATCAGCCTTTGCAGACTTGATGCTGTCCTCGGTGACAACAAGATTCTTATAGTATGCAAGGCGCTCCGGGAGCTGCTTTTTCAGCTCGTCATAGTTGAATTCAATCGCCTGCGGGATCGCCTTTTGCAAGTCGGTTTTCATAACAAGTTCAAACGGCATATGTTCCTCCTAAATCTCCGGCAAAATAAGCGCCGGCCTCTTATCATTTACAACGCAGTCCCAAAATGGTTTCTCCCGTTCCGCAAGCCATTGAACATCATCCTTGACATCTGATCTTTCGATGTGGTAATGGCGGATCGCGGCAGCGAGGATACCGTCTTTCTGATATTTGATCTGCGCTTTCAGGATTGCGTAATCATATCCGGTTGCCAAAAGCTGATGAACAACCTGTATGTAATAATGTTGCGGGATACTATCATTCCATTCGTCCCATTGCCCAGCACGGAGAATCTTGGTCGTCTTGATTTCGAGGATTCCTTTCCGTCCCGATTCCTTTTCTGTCAGTTCCCCGTCCAGCGTAGCAAAGGCCCACGGGCAGTCGGGATTATTGCGTATCATGCCAAATTCGTCATAGCCAACCCGGTACTGTGGAAAGTCCAGCTTGAAAAGCTCACGAAGATACTTTTCGGCTTCTTTGCCGTACCGGACGTGCGAATCGTCTGAAATATCTTTTGCCTTGCGGCGGCCGGTCTTTTCTTCCCACAACTCCACATTAGACTTGTAAGGCGACATTCCGATGGCCGCCGCCGCTTCGCTGGCACCGATTCCATTCAGGCGTGCTTTCAGCCATTCAGTCCGATTCTTCGGGGAAATTTTCATCATCTTCTTCCGGCAGAAAGTCCTCTAAAGGCTCCGGAGGCTCTTTCCAATCACGCATCGTTTCCGCCCATTCAAGGCCATAGTCATTCATTTTGTGGCCTCCGCATGGCCATCCAGCGGGAGATCATCGTTGGATTCCGTGATGTTCTCTTTTAAACGGAGTTGAGTTTCCAGCGTGTCGCAACGGTTGCGGTAATATTCAATCAGGCTGTCCTGCTCAATCAGCTTTTTTGATAGGCCGATAATAAGCTCTTCGTTAGACATTTGACATTCTCCATTTCTCCGCTTATAATAGCGGTGCAAATATTTTTTTGCGATGTTCTGATACGCCGCTTGCCTGCCCCACAGGTTAGCGGCCATTTTTATGCTGTATGTATCTTCTGTGCAGTTCCCTTCCAATTTCGGCCATGCCTTCCCGCACGTCCCTCCGGATGGCTTCCTTATAGATAGTACAGAATTTTCGGCAGACTTCCCGATGCAAAACACATTTGCAGTTAGTGCACGGGTCATACATGACGGGCTTCCAGTTTCACATGGCGCGCGGCATCTCTATATCTTGAATCGCTGATATTCAGTCGTGCAAGTGCCGTGGCTTGCGCTATGCCTTGCTTTTTCGCCCTCTGTACCAGATGGAAAATCATCTCATTTTCCCAGCCATGATGCGCGTCCTGCATTATTTTGCTTTCTTGCTTTGTTATTTTGCACGCCTCAACACGGCAATCTGGATATTTGCAATGGAAGCAGTCATAATTGCAGATTTTTCTCCGGCTCATTTTGGCACCCGAAGCACAATTTTTGTGCCGCTTGGAACTGTTTGCGAAACTCGCCGGCGCGGGCAGGCATAATCCACAAGTCCGGCGACGCTCGGAATCTCACGGTTGATTCGGCAGAGCTGGAAGTAACTTTCCGCTGTACGATATGTAATCATTTTTTCCTCCTTTAACGGTTTGCTCGGAAAAACGCTTCGGCGAATCCGGGGGGGGTAATGCTGCGCATCATCTTTGTGTACTCTGACTTTCCGCCGTAGCAGCGCCACATTTTGCTCCCCTCTGTCGGTTCAATCGGCGTTTTCCCCGGGATATTAAAGTGCCCCCATAGGCACGTGCGCTTTGTGTACGGGTCCCCGAAATCGCACGGGTTGAAAATCATTGCCGGCGTGTGCAGCCATCGGCGGATGCGACCTATTGGATTTTCAAGCGCCCAAAACGTCGGTTGGCTTCGGGCGATGATTTCCAAAACGGAAACCAGGATTCCCATGCTTTGCAGTGTCCGCCCGTCCCTGTCCTTCTCGGCAAACCACCGCGCTCCGCTGCTCGCAAAATCCGTACATGGCGGGGCGGCTAGAATTCCATAGACATTCTCCGGTGGCTCGTATGTACGCACGTCATAATCCGGTAGGGTAATCAGCCGTACATCGTATCCGGCTTCTTTATACGGATGACTCCATGCTCCAGTACCACCGCAGAGGTCAAGGATAATTTTGCTGATTTTGGATCACCTTCTTTCAACTTACCAGTTGCCTTGAGCTTGTTGCGGTACTCGCAGTCCGGGCAGATATACCCTTTCGGGTTCTGACGGATGCTGATGTTCCAGATGCGCCCGCAGACGATGCAACGGGCGGTCATGGTGCGGGCTCCGGTGGGTGTACCTGCTCCCACGTTATACTTCCGTCCAGCACTCCCCGTACCAGTCTGATTTGGTCGTACAGCTTATCATTGCGGATACGCTCACAGTGCTCAAAGCCAGCTCTCAGCGCCCACGGCCGCAAATCGCTATCTATGGCGCCAACGGGCTTGCCGCCCTCGTCAATCAATCTGCATACTCGTCCTTTGCCGATGCTGTCGTGATTATCAATGATATCGATAGCACCGTCCGGCATCTGGATTAGTGCGTATTTCATGGCTTTTCACTCCTTTCGTTTCGGCCCCTTTCCGGGCCGCCTCAATCGCCTGTTTTGGCGTGAGCACTTTGTAAATTGTCAGCAGCCGCACCCAGGTGCCTATAACTGCTGCTGCCGTATCCGGGTCGGCCGGCAGGCGCGGGATGGCCACCTCATCGGTGTCGGCAAAGTAGTAGGTCGGGTAGATACCAATCGCCGGCTTCGACGCCGGCAGCCCGATGATGTTGTTCATAGCAACACCACCCCCGCCAAGAGCGCCGCATAGAGCAGATGGATTGCCGGGTGATACCAGAACGGCACGGGATGACGGTCCCGGTGGAGCGCGTAGCCTGCCCACAGAGCGAGGATAACGATAACCATAAGCAGTTTCACAGGTCCAACGCCTCGCTCTCGTACAGCGCTAAGCACCGCCGCCAAAACGCCTTGCGCGGTGTGTCGTGCTCAATCAGGTCTTCCAGCGTCCGGACGGTCCGGTCGTGTTCCTTACGTCTGATGGCGGGATCGTCCATCGCTGTCCAGATACTGAGCCACATTACAGTTTTCCAGTTCATAAGGCACCTCCAAATTTTTTCGAGTTACCTTTGAACGTCCATTTGCTTTTCGCCTTTCATGAATTTTACAAACGGTTCCTTCGGGATTTTTACTCGGTTCCCAATGACAATTACCGGAAATCCGAATGAATCCGTGCGATTTTTCTTGTCCTCTCGCGCTTGGATTCTAAAAGCCTGTGCGTCAATTTGGAGATATTCGCTGATGTCTCCCGGGGCCAGAAGTGCTTTAGGGGCAGCTTCTATTTCCTCAAGTGTCTGCATGTTCCCACCTCGAAACGATTTTATCGGCTTCGGAAAGGACCAATCCGGCTTTCGGGGAAGATTCTATGCCATTCAAGAACTTACTGAGTTCGGAGGGATAGCATACAATTCCTTCCTTTTTAAGCTCCAGAATGATGTCTACCTGATGTTTTCGGAGTTTTGCAAGCCTTACGGGAATGTTGTAATTCAATAAACTTTCACTTCCTTTGCGTGTGCGTGCTTCACTGCGAATCTTCCAGTCAGAGCACCGGATGCTGCGATAATGTGTTCGTTTATATCACCCCTTCCAAAAGGTTGCAGTTTTCTACAAATAAATTTAAAAATTCCTCCTTTCCGCCTGCGAAAACTATTGCATTTTTTTGGAAAAGCGGTATAATGAACGTGTTGAGTTTCAATCGCCGCTTTTGAAAATTGGAGTTTTCAAAGGCTTGGTTTTTTGTGGTTCGATTACTTTATAATTTATGAACTGGTTCTATTATATTCGGTGAATTACCGAAAGTCAATACATTTCTCGGCGTTTTGCCGAGAAATTGTCATTTACACAATGGGTGGTATGCCTCTATGGACAGCACACTAAATAACGTACTTTCTCTCTTTGATAGTTCCGGAAAGAACGACGCAGACCTTGAACGGGAAATACATCTCCCAAGGTCGATCATTTACGATTGGAGGAATAGCCGGAGCAAGTCCTATAAAAAATACCTCCCACAGATTGCTTCTTATTTTGGCATTTCGCTTGACTGGCTTGCGGGAAACAATCATGAACTTCCGCCTTTAACGAAGCAGGATGAGCGCGATATTTCAAAACGTTTAAATAAGACCTTAAAAGACTTAGAAAGCGCCCAAGGTGGCCTGATGTTTGATGGCGAACCTATGGATGATGTAACGAAAGAATTATTGATTGAAAGCCTCCGGAAAGACCTCGAAATGGGGAAGCGGATAGCAAAGCGAAAATATACCCCGAAGAAGTACCGTAAAAAATCGGAGTGATAGCGAATGCGCGTTGAAAAGGTTGTGGAATCCCTTTGCCGAAAATATAGGACAAGAAATCCTTTTGAATTGTCTAAATGTGTTGGGATAAGAGTTTCGTTCCTACCATTGGGAGGAATACGCGGGTATTACAGCCAGTGTTTCAAGCAAAAATTCATCCACATAAATTGTGAGTGCTCTGCTGAAGATCAACGTTACACATGCGCTCATGAACTTGGACATGGTATTTTACACCCGGATTCCAACACCCCGTTTTTGCGCACAAAGACCCTGTATCCTATCGGTAAATATGAAAAAGAGGCCAACCAGTTCGCGGTTGACCTCTTATATTCCGATGAAGATTTAATGGAACTGTTGAATTATTCAATACCTGAAATCGCGGTATTTTTGAATATTTCAGAAAACCTTGCAGCTTACCGGCTGAGCGTAATGAAGAAAAAACCTGCCTGGGCGGAATAGGTGATGCTGATGAAGTGTTTCCATTGCAAAAGAGAAATCCCGGATGATGCAGTTTTCTGCTGCTATTGCGGCTCCAAACTTGTCCGTGAGAAGAAAAGAAAAAGCCGGGCCAACGGCACCGGCACAGTATTTCAGCTTCCGAACAAAAAGTGGAAAGCCCAAGTTGTATTATATTACTATGTAGGCAAGGACGGAAAGCGCAAGAAGAAAACACAAAGCCAGACTTTCGACAAGAAATCAGATGCTCTGAAAGCAGTAGGCAAAGAACCGGATGAAGATTCTGAATTGCCAACTCTAAACGATTTGTATGAAATCTTTAAGGCGACAAGGCAATATGATAAATTAAGTAGCTCTCAAAAAGATAAGCTCGGCTATGCGTGGAATCGCATGAAAGAAGTTCAGTTTACCAAAATAGCTGATTTAACACTTGACCGGATGCAAGAGGTTGTAAATAAGCACACGGATACATATTACCCGGCACGCGATATGAAGGTACTCCTTTCGCATCTTTATGAAATGGCGATGCGGAGGAAAAAGGAAACCATCAATATGTCGAAATACATTGAGCTTCCAGACCCTCCAAAAGCAAAGCGCCAGGTATTCGGCGAAACAGATATTGCTAAATTCTGGGATGACTACAATGGGCA